TCCTTCAAGTCGGCCAGGCTCACCAGCGTGTCATCGGTTGCACTACTACAGACCATCAACATCGGCTACGCCTCCACGGATCCGCCGCGTGATTTCAATTCGAGAATCTGATACATCCGTGTCGATTCCTGCTGGGCGCCATCGTTGAGATAGAGCAAGTTCAGCTCGCGGTCTAGCTCCACGCGCAAATCCTTCAGCCGCGTTTCCATGACGGTGCGGCTGGCCGTGCCAGCTGGCATTTTATCTTTGACCAGCTCGGCCTCTTCCACGTGCCCTTGCAGTACATGCACCTTATCGCGCTGCATCGTGACCAACTTGTTCAGCTCCGAGGACCGGCGCTTCAGTTTGCTTAACCCGTAAAACCCATAGTCCGGCTCGGCATCGTAGCCGTAGGTGTGCGACTGCCAGAGCAAGGCGGTCTGCACGGGCAGGTGATACTGAATGCCCTTCGCATGCGCGACGCCGAGATAAAATTCCACGCAGGCTTTCTCAAAATGATATTCCCGCCCGACGATCAGATCGATCCCGTAGATGCCGATGTGCTCAAACCCCTCGGCGATGGCCAGGGCGATCATCATGGCGATGCTGCTGGTGAAGTATTCGTGGACTTGGAGCTGTTCCTTGACCCATGCCTTGGGGAACGGCAAGGTCATCGGCATGTCCGGCTGCGCGTCGATCATGTAAACCGGACAGGGCGCTTCTTTCAACCACTCGCGCAGGCTTGCGCCGGTGGCCCACTTCTTATCGTCGTGCCAGTCGTGATGAATCTGAAACCAGCGATCCGCTCGCGGGATGAACCGATAGAGTTGATTGACGCCCCAGATCTCGCAATCCGGATCATTGAACCAGGCCAGGTGCCGACTGTTCTCGGCATACCCGACGATGCAGACTTTCTTGCGTTTGGGTTGCGTGTGGACTAGCACACCATTGACGACGATGTGGTTCGCGTTACAGGGATGATCGGCACGAAGTGGCCCGATCAGATCGGCAGGGACACCAGCTACTTGCTCCCAGGTCACGCCTCCGGTAGAGGGAAGGGGGCGTTGATTTTCGGTGATCTCAATCTCGTCCAGCGAAGGCTGCATGCGCGCTCCTTTGTCGTGGGTTATTTGAGCGCTGGCGCGCGTCGCATCTGCTTATGCGCTGGCGGCTCGGCCAGTCGTTTGGCATCCTCCACAAGACAGTCATCGATGAGTCTCGCACAGCCCAGTTGGATTGCGCGTTGGGCCACCGCCTCAGAGACGGCAGCCCGCTCGCCAGGGTTGTATTGCGCCCCGCCCGCAACCAGAAACTGCTCGATGAACTCGACGGTCGGCACTTAGGTATTGGTCGCCGTGGTCGGCAACACGTCCTTCAAGCCGCCAATGCTCATGCTCTTCTCGCCGAAAGTCTCCTGATCTCCCGCCATGAGCGCCACGCCCAAGGCCGCGGTGACGAGGTTACCGGCAGCGGTCGCCGTGGTCAGGCCAGGCCCCGTGATCGTGCCGGCAGCGGTGATGAACCGCTTGGCGCCGAGCAAGGGGAACATGACATGCGAAGTCTGGAGTCGGACATTGCCGGTTGTCCAGTTCTTCCAATCGGTCGATTCACCCTGCGTGGTGAAAAACGGTGTGGCAGCAGAGATCATGCCGGTCGAGAAGTCGGCCAGATCGCCTCCACCAGAACTGTCCCCGTGCCGGAGCTTGACGGCAACGGAACGGAATCGCGCACCAGCGGTGCTGGTCGTCCCAGGCAGCTGCCCGACCAGGAACGGTTGGGCATGCGTGAAGGCTGGCCCCAAGGCGAGTCGGTCGATCACCGACCCGTTGAACACCCCGCCGCTGGTGGAATCCACGCCGCCCGTGCCGCAATCGGCGGTCTGGTGCGTGGCTTTGGCTGTCAGAATCATCGGTGTATAGTGCAGCATCGTCCGTCCTCCTTGATCGTGTCAGTGGTTTGTCAATTCTGTGATCCCATGAACCTTACGCCATCACCCACGAAACTTTATTGGCGATTGCCAGGCAGGCATCGCGCACCACGACCAGGTCGTGCTCGTCGATGGCCCGAATGACGGTCTCGTCTCGGCTGAACGCCGCTTTCACGGTCCCGCCCTCTTCGTAGGCCGCTTGGCTCGATGCGTCGATCACGAGGTTCTGGGCCTCGCCCACCACCACGTCACCGAAATCACAAAGGTAGATTTCTGTCTCAGTCGTCCCGCCGCCATCAGTCAGGTTCTCAGGCACCTGGGTGCTCACCTTGTAGGGGTAGCCGAATAGGGTGCCCATGGCCAGCTCAGGCCGCAGGATGAAATCGCCGGTCGTGCTCCGCACCATCAGCAAGCTCATGTAGGTGCGAGGAGAAAGAATCCAGGCGGGTTTCGCCATCGGGCAGTTGCCGGTGATGAGGAGATTGATCAAACCGCCGATCACGGTGGCGTACAACGCGATCCCGTTCGAGCCGGCACCTGAAATGAGGTTTGCCGTCTTGACCCAATACCGAAGTCCCTTCGGCACGGCATCGGTCCCCGTCCCGCGCAGGAAGGCTTGATCCTTCCGAACGGCCAGGCCACTGACCACTTGATTGCGAATGAGTTGATCGGCTCCAGGAGAGCTGAAGCGGAAGAGATCGTTGCTGGCCGGAATGTTGGCCACCAACTTCTTGAACGAGAGCAACACGCTGCCCGTCTTGACAGACTCGGTCGCGCCTGCCGTGGACTCGCCCACGTAGTACCCCTGCACGCCTTGCGTCACTTTCGGGAGTCGATAGTTGCCGGCTGGCATCGGGAGGAAGGTTGGCCCCAAGGCCGTGACCACCACGCGTGCCCGAAGGATGTCGATCACCTCGGCGCTGACGGGCTGCGGGATCAACACTCCGCCCGTATCAGGATCGCCCGCGGTCATCGCCTTATTCTCGCCGCCGCTGTATTCTTTGGCTTGCTCGGTCATCATCTCGGCCAGATCGTCATGGCCGGACCGCTTCAGCAACTGCGCGGTCTGCCCGATGTCGTTCCTGGCATTTTTGAGGCAGCGCACGATGGTGCCCAACGCCTCGCCCTTTTCCCGTACCCGCTTCGAGGTCGACAACGGGCTCTTGCCCTGTGTCGCATCCTGTAACGCCTTAATGGCAGCCGCTTGATCGGCCTGCGCCTTGGTCAACCCCTCGACCTGCTCCGAGGGCGCCATCGCCTTCGACACGGCCTTGCCCACGATGTCAGCGACCGAGGTGCTGACGTATTCCTTCATGATCGCCTGGGCCTGCTCGGCGATCGTCCCTTTCAACTGCTCCATGGTCATTGTTCCCATCGTCGTTCCTCCTCGTGTGTAATAGGCTCAGTTAAGACACGCGCCCACGCGCATAGTTGACTGCCCGCACTACGGCCTGCTCTGTTTCCAGTACCAATGCCTTCACCGTCACGTCGCGCACATACGCGGCCAGCTGGTCGCGCTCGATGTCAAACAGATCCTCCTCGATGTCCAGCACTAACGGCTCGTCCACTTCTAAGGTATCAACGATGGAGACGGCGTCAGGCTCCTTTGCATCACCGGTCGAGGTCGCCGTCGCCCCTTCTGAATACCCCTTGCTAGGGTTCGGCGTCCTGACTAACAACTGCGCCTTGTTGATGGCCTCAAACGTCTTTTCCACCTGTGAGGCTGGCAGCCAGACCCCGCGCTCACCATAGTATTCACCGAGTAACTTCTCTGACCACTCGATCAGAGGCTTCAGCAGCCCTTTGTGCTCAGGTCGGTCGATCGACATCTGAACGAGGGCTTCCGGATTGGCAGGGATCGGGACAATGCTAAACTCCAACAGTTCTTGCTGGAAATAGTTCATCCCCTTCTCACGGTCGGTCGCCTTCTCGTGCTTGATCGGCTTGAACCCGACCGAGGTTGCTCCCAGGAATCCACCCTTGAGCAACTCGTACACCGTATCGGCGAACGGATGAATCCCCTTGGCAGGAAACTCCGCCGTGGCCGCGAGACCGTTCTTGGTCTGCTCCATGCTGATCGCCTTGGCTACCGGCAAGCCGCTATAGTCGTGGCTCCACAACACGATGGGATTCTTTTTATAGGAATCAACGTTCCACCCCTTCGGGTCGATAGAATCGCCGTCGCGATCTACGGCGTCGGTGCTGATCAAGAACTTGATGGTGCGAGAATCGGTGGAGGCTTTGACTTCAGCCGAGAAGGTCTTGAAGAGTGTGTCCATTGGGCAACCTCTCAATAACAAAAAAGCCAAGAACTCCCAAGGCTTTCCTTGGAAATTCCCGGCTCGCAATCTGACCAGGCGCAGCGAATTAAACTGTAGACTGCTCTACCATAACTCCATCGGACTGAATTGTAAACGACTTTTCGCGTACTGCCAAAAAATTTTCCATCTCTACCCTGAGAATGGCCTTGGTGGCCAAGCCGGTGCTGCGATCAAATTTGATGTCGATGTGCAGGCACGACACTCCAACCGCGGCGTTCAAGGCTTCTTCGTGGCGGGCCAAGGCCGCCAGGATGGCGTGCTCAATATGCGTCGCGCGCGTGGTCATGAGCGTCGCTCCGGTGATTGAAAGATCAACCGCTGCACGGCGTTTCCACAATCTTGTCGTAATTGCAGCAACGCTTCCGTCCTGAGCTGGAGCGTCTCGTCGAGGGTGTGCGCGATGTCAGGACTTTGGAGTAACTGCCGCATGAGTTCCCCGCACAACCGGATCACGCCCTGCTTTTCCTTGTCGTACTCGATGCCGTACAGCCCAGGATGCGTGCAGAGCTTGACGCGTTCACCCAGTACCACGGTCACGCCTAACCCTTCGGCCACGCCGATCCAGTATTCCAGGTTCCCGCGCTCGACCACGCGCTCCCGCCCCCAATCCAAGCTCACGCCAAACAGCCCGATCGTCGTGTAGCCCTCGCTCAACGCCAGCGCGAAGGCTAAGGCGAAGCTGCTGGCAAAGTAATCGGTGCGCACGATGCGCCCATACTTCGACAGGATCTCAGCTTCGATGGCCTCCAGGTCAAACACCTCGGCGTGTGGATTGCTGCCGAACTGGCTCGGGAGGTAGATCGGCACCGGACAGGCATTGATCCAGGCCATGTCCTTCTCGCTCTGTGCGTGCTCCTCATGGAGGTCAAACCATCGATCGGCGCGAAATCGGTTCTGGCTATCGCGCATGAACCCCAGCCGGTTCGCCATATTGAATCCGAAGATGTCCCAGTCCGGATCGTCATACGGCGCGGTTTGGCCGTTCTGCTCTTCAAATCCTATGATTGCCACCTTCTGCCGGCGCTTGCCCGTGCGAGCATTTAAGGGTGACGGATTAAGGAATGGGCTCGGCGTGCTATCGGTCGCCAGATCGTAGGAGAGTTG